GCTTCGCTGACATCGTGCGTGGTATGCATCTTTATGGTCGCAAAATCTTGCGTCCTGAAGGCATCGTCACTGCTAAATACAACGCTGCTTAAGGAGAAACTAAATGGCAACTATTACTACTCTCTCTAACGCTGTAGGCGCAGGTACACAACCTAGTCGTAGTCTTCGCAACATGCCTTATGTTGTTGAAAACACCATTAGCTTGGCTGCTGCTGTAACAGCAAAAGGTTCTGCCTTGGCTGCTACCGATGTAATTGAAGCTTTGCAAATTCCCGCACAATCTATTGTGTTGGCTGCTGGCTTTGAAGTTACTGGTGCTGTCACAGGTAGCTGCACAGTGAGCTTGGGTGTTACTGGCGTAACAGCCGCAGCTTATGTGTCTGCTTTTGCTGTAACTAACGCTCTTGCTGTAGGTACTTATGCTACTCCAGCAACTGCTGGCTATCCTATCGTGTCACAATCTGCTGATACATTGGACTTGCTGTTGGTTACTGAAACCACTACACTAAGTGCTGGTTCAATCCGTGTCTTTGCTGTCATCGTTGACGCACAAGACCGTGTTGGTCCTACTACTGTAGACCGTGAGCAACTGGCTTAATAGCTAGTTAATATTGGGAGGGGCTTAACCGCCTCTCCCTTTTATTGTTTAAAAATTATGTCTACATACATTTCTTTAACGAATGAATTGCTACGAAGAATGGGTGAGGTTGTCTTGGACACCACCGAATTCGATGGAGCTAGGAACATCCAGTCTCTAGCTAAGAACGCTATCAATTCATCCATTAGAGAATTGATGCACTCTGCACAAGAGTGGCCTTTTGCTTTAGCTACCCAGACCCAGACACTAACTGTTGGTACAGGTACATATAGTTTTCCTTCTGATACGTCCACTGTAGATTGGGATTCTTTTTATTTAAAAAGACTTTCTGCAGCTAACAATCAACCCTCCCGTCTTGCTGTTCTTACTTACACTGACTACCTAAAAAACCATCGTCCTCAAGAGGATACTAATGGTACTGGTGGTTATGGCCCTACGATTGCTGTTTATCAAACACAAGAGTCTAAGTTTGGTGTTACTCCTATTCCAGATCAGGCATATCAGATTGAATATAAGTATTGGTCTTTCCCTGCTGACTTAGCTGTATCTACTGATGTAGCCATTATCCCAGATAGATTTACCAATGTATTAATTGATGGTGCTATGTTCTACATGTTAATGTTCAGATCTAATGAACAAGGCGCAGCAGTGTACAAAGAAAAGTTTGATACTGGTATTAGAGCGATGAGAAGACTGTTGTTGGATGAACCTTTGTATATGAGTTCTACAGCATCTATTAGCCCATCATTCCATCCTAGAGTGTTTTAATGGCAGATAGAATCAGTGGGTTTAAGGTTACATGTATTGGTGGGATGAACACCAATAGAGATGTGTTGTCTCAAGGTGAACTTTATCCCGGATCTGCTACACAGCTTATTAATTATGAACCATCAGTAACTGGTGGATATAGACGGATTAGTGGATATGCTAATAGTTATGGAACTGTAACTGGCACAGGTAGTGTACTTGGTGTTATGGTTGCAGAGAGTTTAAATGATGGTATCTTTGCTTGTCGCAAACCCTCTGCTGGTACAAACTACTTTTATAAGTGGGTAGCTTCTTCATCTACTTGGTCAGCCGTTACAACTCCAGCAGGTGTTACGATGGTGGGAGTTAAGAAGGTTAGGTTTACTAGATTTAATTGGAGTGCTCCTAAGTTTGCATTAACTGATGGAATCAATCCGGCTGCTGTGTATGATGGAACTACATATACACAGATTACGGATTCCAATGCTCCTAATAGTCCTAAGTATTCTGCTGCCTTTAAGAATCATTTGTTCTTAGCTGGTGATACAACAGATCCTTATAACTTATATATTTCTTCTCCTTTGGCAGAGACAAACTTTAATCCAGCAAATGGTGCTGCGGTTATTAATGTAGGTTTTGAGATTGTTCAGATTAAACAGTTTAGAGATACGCTGTACATCTTTGGTAAGAATGCTATTAAGAGTTTGACAGGTACTAACATTGCTGACTTTGTGGTTGGTGAAGTGACAACAAATTTAGGTTGTGTTGTTCCAGATAGTGTGATAGAACTAGGTGGTAATCTAGTGTTTCTTGGCCCTGATGGTTTTAGACCAGTGGCTGGAACAAGTAAGATTGGTGATGTGGAATTGGAAACAATTTCAAAACAAATTCAATTCACCATTACATCAATCTTACAAGAACTTGTAGCTGGTTCTATTGATCCAGAAACATTAAGCTCTGTAGTAATTCGTAAGAAGTCACAGTTTAGATTGTTCTTACCAGCCGAAGGAACCTTTGGTTTGTTAGGTGGTCTTAGGGCCAGCGAAGGTGGTGTGTCTTTTGAATACAGTCAGCTTTTTGGATTTACAATAACATGTGCTGCTAGTGGATACATTGGACTTGATGAAGTTATTATTCATGGGGATTCTACTGGTAAGGTGTATAAGCAAGAGACAGGAAGTTCTTTTAATAGTACAGAAATCTTGAGTGTTTATCAAACACCTTTCTACTATTTTCAAGATCCTTCAATCCGTAAGAACTTCTATAACATTTCTACATTCTTGCGTAGTGAGGGATCGACTAATATTGTGATGGGTGTGGCTTATGACTTTGATGACTCTGTTAATGTCTTTAACCCAGCCAACTACAATATTTTAACAACTGGTGCTGCTGCTTATTACAATGAAGCCATCTATGATGCTTCAGCAATTTACGATGGTAATCCATCACCAGTGGAAAAGACAAACATTGAAGGCTCTGGATTCTCCATTGCTTTCAAATATGTGACTAATGATATAAATGCTAGTCATACGATTCAGGGATTGGTCTTGAATTATTCAATGAATGACAGACGCTAAGGAGAACTACCTTGACAGGTTATGTAAGACAATCTGCTGCTGATATCGTCCCAACGGGCGTAGTTAGAGCTGCTCCAATTAACAATGAGCTTAATACTCTGCGTGATGCTTTTGCTGCTAATGGTGGTCATAGGCATGATGGCACTGCGGCTGAAGGACATCCTGTTCCTGTCATTGGTGACAGCGATCTATTGAATAAGATTGCCACTGATACAGGTAACAATCGTCATGGTGTGTTTGTAGAAGTGGCTGCTGCTGCTGTTGAGCAAGTGCGCTTTCAAGATGGTGCTATTGTTCCAGTAACAGATAATGATATTGATCTTGGAACAAGCTCCTTAGAATTCAAAGACTTATATATTGATGGCACAGCCAACATTGATAGCTTAGTTGCTGACACTGCTGATATTAATGGTGGAACAGTGGATGCTACTGTTGTTGGTGCAAGCACTGCTGCTGCTGGTACATTCACTTCTCTTACTGCTAACACTTCTTTAGTTGCGGCTACTGCTGACATTAACGCAGGTACTATTGATGGAGCCGTTATTGGTGGGGCTTCTGCTCAAGCCATTACAGGCACTACAGTTACTGCCACCACTGGTTTTGTTGGTGGCCTCACTGGTGCTGTCACTGGTAACACTGCAGGTACACACACAGGTGCTGTTGTTGGAAATGTTACAGGCAACTTAACTGGTAATGTTACAGCCTCTACAGGCACATCAACATTCAATGATGTCACCATCAATGGTGGATTGAACATGGATGCTGGCACTGCTGCCACCATCACCAACCTAACTAGTCCTACCAATTCTGGCGATGCAGCTACCAAAGGTTATGTAGACACAGCAGATGCGCTTAAGCTAAATCTAGTTGGTGGAACTATGTCTGGTGCTATTGCGATGGGTACTAATAAGATTACTGGTCTTGGTACACCTACAGCAAATGCTGATGCAGCCACTAAGGTGTATGTTGATACATCTATCAGCAACTTAGTAGCCTCTGCTCCCGGAGCACTTGATACACTTAATGAACTAGCAGCAGCCTTGGGTAATGATGCTAGTTTTTCTACTACAGTAACAAACTCCATTGCAACTAAACTAGCACTTGCTGGTGGCACTATGTCTGGTGCTATTGCAATGGGAACTAATAAGATTACTGGACTTGGTACACCAACTCTTTCAGCAGATGCAACAACTAAGACATATGTTGATACAGCAGATGCATTAAAGCTAAACCTCACTGGTGGCACAATGAGTGGTGCTATCGCTATGGGTACTTCCAAAATTACTGGAATGGGGGATCCCACAGCAAATCAAGATGCAGCTACTAAAGTATATGTAGACACTGCTGATGCATTGAAGCTATCCTTAACAGGTGGCACAATGTCTGGAGCCATTGCTATGGGTACTTCTAAGATCACTGGAATGGGTGATCCTACAGCAAATCAAGACGCAGCCACTAAGAACTACATTGATACATTGTTTGGTAGCACAACTTCTGCTGCTGCCTCTGCTTCTGCTGCAGCTACCTCTGCTTCTAATGCTGCTACTAGTGCAAGCAATGCATCTACATCAGCGTCTAATGCTTCTTCATCAGCCTCTTCTGCTTCTACCTCAGCTACCAATGCTGCTGCAAGTTATGACAGTTTTGATGACAGATATCTAGGTAGTAAGTCTACTGTTCCTACATTGGACAATGATGGCAATGCTCTTTTAACTGGTGCTCTGTATTGGAACTCTGTTGGTAACACCATGTATGTTTACACAGGTTCTTCTTGGGTGGCTGCTGGCTCTGCTGTTAATGGCACAGCAGAAAGAACTGTATATACAGCAACATCTGGACAGACAACATTCTCAGCAACATACGATGTTGGTTATGTAGATGTTTATTTGAATGGCTCTAAGCTTCAGGTAACAGCAGATTTTACAGCTACAGATGGGTTAAATGTTGTGTTGGTATCTGGAGCTACTGTTGGGGACATTGTTGACATTGTTGCCTATGCTGCATTTGAGTTGGCTAATGTTTATACACAAGCACAGTCAGATGTTAGGTATGCACAGAGAGCTAATAACTTGTCTGACTTAGCTAGTGCTGCTACAGCTAGAACAAACTTAGGGCTTGGTACAGCAGCTACTACAGCTAGTTCAGCTTACGCCACTGCTGCTCAGGGTTCTTTAGCTAATTCAGCTTTACAGTCTTCTGCTATTGGTACAACAGTACAAGCCTACGCTGCCAACTTAACATCATGGGCTGCTAAGACTGCACCATCGGGCACTTCGGTCGGCACGACTGACACCCAGACACTGAGCGCCAAGACCCTGACAAACCCCACAGTGACCAACTATGTTGAAACGCCTTACAGCGCCAACAGCTCAACAGCTATCACGCTGGACTTGACCAACGGCACAGTACAAATCATTACTCTGACAGGCAATGCAACGATTACCATGCCAACAGCTACAAGTGGTAAGTCTTTTATCATGTTCTTGAAGCAAGACGCAACAGGCTCACGCACAGTCACTTGGTCAACAGTTAAATGGGCGGGTGGTACTGCACCGACTATTACATCTACTGCTTCACGAATGGATATTTTGTCATTTTTCGCAGACGGGACAAACTGGTACGGCGTGTCGGTTGGCGCTAACTACACACCATAAGGACTGAAATGTTTGCGGCATCTAAAACAGACTCAGCCTCTACTGGCGGCTATCAAATCTCACGCAGTTTGCGCTTTAATGATGCTGATACTGCTTATTTAACACGCACCCCTGCAAGTGCTTCTAATCGTAAGACATGGACATGGAGTGCATGGATTAAGCGTGGAAAAATAGATAGATATGAACGCTACACATTGTTTGCTTCAAGACCAACGGCAAACCCATACACATTGTTTTATTTCTCTGGTGGCGCACAACCTAATCAATATGGATTAAGGTTTGAAGACCCAAGTGCAGACTTACAAACAACTCAAGTGTTTCGTGATATGTCTGCTTGGTATCACATTGTTTTGGCGGTAGATACTACACAAGCAACAGCATCAAATAGAATTAAGATGTATGTTAATGGTTCTCAAATAACTGTTTTTACCACAGCAACATATCCACCGCAAAACACGGATATGTCAATCAACAATACAACTGAGCAATGTATTGGTAGCAACACATATTTAGCATCAACAGAAGACTTTGATGGCTATATGACTGAAATCAATTTTATTGATGGCACTCAGTTAACCCCATCATCATTCGGTGAAACAAACGCACAAACAGGCGTATGGCAACCTAAAGCCTACTCAGGCTCATACGGCACTAACGGCTTCTATCTGAATTTCTCAGACAACAGCAACACAACAGCGGCTACATTGGGTAAAGACTACTCAGGTAACGGCAACAACTGGACACCTAATAACTTCAGCGTGACTGCTGGTGCGGGTAATGACTCTCTTGTTGATTCACCAACATCGTATGGAACTGATACTGGTGTGGGTGGGACTGTGCGGGGGAATTACTGCACTTTAAATCCAATAAGCACAGCGGGTGGAACATTTACTAATGGCAATTTAGATTGGGCATCACCAACAACTGATGGTCGATTCTGTATTTCAACAATTTCAGTTAACAACATGAACTGTTATTGTGAAGTAACTATCGGTTCTGCTACAAGTTTTCAGCAAGTTGGTGTTTATGGAAACCCTACAACTTTTAACCCACGTGTTCAATACAGAAGCGATGGCAATGCAAGCGTTGACGGCACAACAATAGCAACCTACGCATCATTTACAACCAATGACATTATTGGTATTGCTTACAATTCATCAACTGGCTCTACATCTTTTTACAAGAACGGCACATTGCAAGGTTCAATGACTGCTACAAGCACAACAGTAACCCAATACTTTGCGGCTGGCAGTAACAGTTCAGGTGCGGCGGCTAACTACACATTTAACTTCGGTCAACGCCCATTTGCCTACACAGCCCCAAGTGGCTTCAAAGCACTTTGCACACAGAACTTGCCAACGCCTACGATTGGGGCGACTACTGCGACTTTGGCTTCACAGTTCTTTGCGCCTGTTTTGTACACAGGCAATGACGGAGTAAATACAGTCACCACAGGCATTGACATGGCGACTAGCGGTGCGCTTGTGTGGATTAAAAATCGGTCAGCAAATATTGGTCATGCTTTGATTAACCCAGTAGTGGGTTATGGAAGTTTCTTGCAATCTAATAGCACAAGTGCTGAAAACGCTTTCTCATTCATTACGGCAACATCAAGCACAGGGTTCACCATGAACACTGGCTCATCTACTTTTA